GTTTTATTCTCTCTTCCCGATCGACCATCACCATGGCACACTTAAACGCCGCTACACTGATCAATGCTGAGCGCAGCGATTGTAGCCTAAGACTACTTGAAAACTTCCCCTCACTCACGATCACCGTTCGTCAAGACACATCCGGCCGTGATCTTGTCGCGTCCACTTACTCCGCCACCGGCATGTCCGCCGCCGCTCGCAACCTCAACCCTCTGGCCAACTTTCGCCACATGAGGCAGCCCGGTTATCTCCGACCCCCACACACCGCACTCAAACCGCTACCCCTACGTACCGCCATCATGAACGGTTACGAATCACTCACCCGCCACAACGGTCAAATTCAGGTCACTCCTGGACTTCGTGAACTGATCAAGGAATGCGCCCCTGAGCTGCATGAGAGCATCCTCCCCGCCACCGTCCAACACATCACACCTCTGTCCCTCGCCACCCGCCTGAGCATGGTATGCGCAGGACTGCACTGTGACGATTTGGTTGAGACACGTCCCGTCACCACATCCTTGACGGTCGCCTTCACCACTAAGGTGCTGATTCTGGCAGTTGACCCTGACGAAGCGAAACTTGCCGTGAACGCACGTGGAGCCGACCACCTGCTCACAGTAGACGGCGCTTCCACCATCCTCACCAACTTCGGATACGACATCCGCGGCAACGTCAGGCGTGACGCACCACAGGCATTGTCACCATCAGACTTACCCGACTGTTACCCCGTCCTGTGGCTAGGTGCCGTTGCAGGCCTGATCGCCGTACAACTGGAAACGGACCTAGACCAATTGGGGATGAACCTGACAGAGCAGAAGACCCTCACCGCCCACCCACCTGCAGTTGACGCCTTCATGAGGAAACTCCAAAGTTTCGCTCTCCTCTCCTCCCGTCTGTTCCACTTGTGCGTGGCACACGCCCTGGAGCCCTTTCGCGATATGGCTGCTCTGCTGCGCGTATGGCAAGCACCTACCCTAGTCCAAATCCCCGAAGTCTCCCTCGCCATCAAGGGACCATCAATCGAGGTTCAGGGTAACGGCACCCAGTTGTTCCAGGTGAGAGCTGCCCCGATCGGAGGCATGTAAGCGGGTGCTAACCCCGCTTCCAGCAGGAGATACATTCATC